AACAAGGCCGGCACGTTGCGCCTGAAAGAGGATGACAGAGGCTTAAAAACCGATATCGACCTGCCCGAAACCCAGTTTGCCCGCGATCTTTACCAGTCTATCAAGCGCGGCGATGTCGATCAGATGAGTTTTGGGTTTCGGACGGTCACCGACCGTTGGAGAACAGAGGACAAGGAAGCGGTGCGAGAGTTGGTCGAGGTTGAGTTGTTCGATGTCTCCCCGGTTACGTATCCAGCCTATCCACAAACCGATATCAACGCCCGCGCGGAAATCCGGTCCTACTACGAGCAGAAGATCAAAGAGGCCGCTGCGCTGTCCAGCGACGACCCGAACCCCGACGCTGCTGCCACCGAATTTCTAGCGCGCATGAAAGAGCACGCCGATTTTCTCGCACGGCGCGCATCAATTCCCGACCCGCTCTCATTGGCCGAAATCATCCGCAACGCTCGCAAAAAGGTAACGAATTAAACCCGTATTTGGAGGACCGAAAAAATGTACGACGTAAACGAACTTAAACAAAAGCGTGCTCAGATCGTGCATGAATTGCGCGAACTCCACGAGGGGGTAATCGAGCGCGGGCATCAAACAGCCGAGGAAAAAGAAACCTACGAAAAAATGGAGAAGGATTGTCGCTCTCTCGAACAGATTATCGAGCGAGAAGAGACGATCCAAGAGGAAGAGCGGAAGCTTGCAGGCAAAGAAATCCGTAGTGATCAGCGACCGGCTGATAAATGGGACGGTATCGTTTACCAGATGAGCGGGCAGCGTCAGCTTGATGTGAAAGAGATCGAGCGGCGGAAAGTTATGGCCGTTCAGGGCTGGCTGATGATGCAGAAGCCGGACCTACACGACAAGGTCACCGACGAACATCGCGCCGCAGCCAAGTATTTTCGCTTTGAGCTCGGACAAAAAGAGATCACTTTGCCGATTGCGAAGGATTACCGCGCCATTCAAAACAAGTTCAGGGCGGAAAATCGTGCCGGCCTAAATCTGACCGCAGGTGAAGGCGGCTACACGGTAGCGGAAGATTTTTCAGGAGCCCTTGAACGATCATTGCTGGCCTTCGGCGGCATGCGCCAGGTGTCCACGGTCCGGCGTACAACTACCGGCGCCGATCTTCCTTGGCCGACCATGAACGACACTACGAACAAGGGCGTGATCCTCAACGAGGCGACCACCATCGGCACTTCGGTCGATCCGTCGTTTGGCGTGGTGACTTTCAAGGCGTTCAAATATTCGAGTAAGCCCATTCTGATCAGCTCCGAACTTCTCCAAGATTCGGCCTTTGACCTTGCCGCGGAAATTGGCTCCGCACTTGGCACTCGTATCGGGCGAATCCAAAACGACCACTTTACCACCGGAGCAGGAACCACACTACCGAAGGGCGTTGTCGTATCCAGCGGCGAGGGCAAAGTCGGTGCCGGTTATGCGGTCACTGCCGACGAACTTATCGGCCTACTGCACTCCGTTGACCCGGCCTACCGCACCAACGCCATGTTCATGATGCACGACGCGGTCTTGGCGCAGGTCCGGTTGCTCAAATTTTCCATCGGTGCCGATCAGATCGGTTACGTCTGGCAAGGCGGTTTTCAAAACGGTATGCCGGACCGAATCCTCGGCTATCCCTACATGATCAACCAGTCGATGACCAACGTTCTCACGATTGGCGAAAAGGCCGTTTTGTTCGGCGATTTTTCCAAGTACGTCGTTCGCGACGTTGCCGATGTTCGGTTGGTCCGGCTTGACGAGCGCTATGCGGACTTGGATCAAGTTGGGTTCGTGGCGTTCCTCAGGAGTGATGGGCAGCTGCTTGATGCCGGAACCGATCCCGTAAAACACTTCGTGACGAAAAAAACGTAGCCTTTTAGGTACTTAGCGTTATCTCGACTTTAGCGAAGGGCGAACCAAATATGATTGAAGCGTTATCTACCAGGATAGTAGTTGTACCGGCGATACTGCCATCGGAGGGTGTCGCCGGAGTGACGGCAGTAAATGGCGCAGGCCTGGATTTAGCTCTTTACGGTGCCGATCGCGTGCTCATGGTCGTCACGTTCGGGGTAATCACTGGGCTTGCCGCAACTTCGATCAAGGCTCAGGTCGATTCGCAGGTGGCGTTTGGCGGATCGCCGGCGGATATCGCCGGGACGGCTCAAACGGTAGCTGACGACAAAGACGACAAGACTTTCCTGATTGACCTGATTAATCCGCCTAGCCAATACGTCCGTCTCGTGGTGTTACGCGCTACACAGAACGCCGTAGTCGCTGGCGCCTGGTATTTGGTTTATGGGGTGCGTGCCCGACCAGCAGCGCAACCGGCGGGAATAGCAGGGCTGGAAATTCACCGCGATAAGATAGCCGGCACCGCGTAAAGGAACTCTATGCGAGTAAAAATTGTGGCCCATTTTGGCGATTATTCCCACGCGGATTTGACCAAGCCGCTCTTGGTTGATGTAGAGGATGAGCAAGGCCGGGAGTGGGCGAGTAACGGATGGTGCGTGATTTTGCCGGAAGAGCCGAAAGTAGAAGAGCTGAAAATCGATCGTGCGGTAATCGAGACGCCAGAAGATAATTCGGTCGAACACGAAGCGGCGACTTTGACGCGTAGGGGCCGTCCCCCAAGAAGAGAATAGAACTTGTGGTCAATGTTCAAACTCATAACAGGCCAGGAGATAAGGGAAGCATCCAAGGCCACTATCGGGCCGGAGCACAACTACATTCTGGACGAGAAAATCATTCCAGAAGTATGCGCCCTGCTTGCGTCGGAGTGTAACCGCAAGGATTTTGATTTCAAGCTACGCACTGAAATATTCGAAGTTCAACCAAGCCAAACCTGCAAGTTATTTTCCCTAACGTCTCCGCCACTTACTCCAGTTTCTATCAGGACAACAGCGTTTACATGGGTTCTCAGTGATGCTGGCGCTGGCATCTACTATGCCGAGTTGGTAGCCGGCGGAAATCCTAATCTCGCTAACCCTGCCGTCGTTCTCGAAAACGGCGTGGAGATGACGCGCGGGGTCATCGCAACATTATCGGCTAGTCAGTTCGCGTTTGGCGATGCCGACGCCCTTAACTTCAGGACCATCTATGTCCGCCTCGCGGACTCCGCTGATCCTGATTCCAAAGATGTGGGCTGGGTGAAAGCCGGGCCGTACATTCAGGTATGGCACGGCGAATCTCAACTGTTCGAAACCATGACCCTGCTCGTTAAGGACGTGGATTATTCGATCGATACCGTCCAGGGAGTCATTGAATCGCGCAGCGGAGTGGGCTTCGGACCGGGGTCTTATTTGGTTCCATACTGGGGCGGCTATGTGACGGCGGACGGGCAAGATGTTCCCCCGCTGCTCGCAGGCGCCGCAAGACAGCAGGCAAAGCTGTATTTCGACCGTAGGGAAGAATTCGGGATCAGTAGCCGATCCGTGGAAGGCGGCTCACTAAGCCTTTTACCCCTCGTGCTGTCTCCAGACATCAAAAAGGAACTTAAGGAATTTAGGCTCGGGACAAACTTCGGACAATAAAAACATGGTTCCGCTACGTTTCAACTTTAAAGATTTAATCAGCTTGGACAACGACCTCGAGGCGTCCAAGAAAGCAATTCCGGTTATAGCTGCAAAAGTTTTAACCGCACAACTTCGCCAACTCCGCGCCGAAATGCGCCCGCAGATTCCCAAGGGTAGAACCGGTGCACTTAGACGCAGCTTTAGTTTCCCAACCATTAGACCCAGCCGCTCAAGCCCTGGCACCGTTAGGACAAACTTCGGGTTTATGCGCGGCAGGGGCATCTCCGCAGGTACGGCCATCGCCGCGAACGTGCTCCAGAAGGGTGGCGCGACACCAAAGAAAGGCAAATATCTTTGGATCCCGCTTCCGAGTAATCGCAACGCCGACGGTAGCGCGATGAACAGCCCACGGGATTTGATCGCAGCCGGTGGATTCGTGGCGATATCCAAGGCAGGAAACAAGATCGCCTTTCTGCGCAGCGGCATACCGGCCTTTATCTTGAAACAATTCGTGAAGCTGCCAGCGCC